TTCAGGACGAAGCACACCGTGACCCATTGCATACTTGGCTGCAAACAGGGTAGCTTGGCGCTCGATCTGGTATTCGCTTTCGGTAGCAAGATCAAGAAGCTTGACGGTTCCGACAGCAGATGGGTGCCCAGCGATAAAGCCGTGCCCGCTGGCGGCATCAGCAGTAATACTGGAGAAGTCCCCATTGTATCCTACACCGTCACTACCAAACACATCGTTAAGTTGTCCAGCCACCGTAGTAGAACTAAGGTCAGCCAGGTTTACGACAGTTTGCAGGTTGTTGCTCTTGTGGATCTTAATGCCAGCAACTTCCATTACGACACCTTTAGCAGCGTCTGCGCCACCATTGGAGGTATCCTTGTTAATTGCTACGTTGTCGCCAGTAAGCAGCTTGTAATACTGTTGAGGAGCCACTACAGCAAAGCGGTCCTCAGAGGGAACATCTTTTCCGTCAAGCGTCTCGGCAACAGAATACAGAGCGTCTACCATGGCCTGTGCGGTAACAAGGTTACCACCGTCTAGCACTGAACCAGCTCCTTGTGGAGCGGTGGCGCTTTCACTAGCAGCAGCAACAAACGTCTTAATAATGTTCTGGTCGCACTCTTTAGCAAGAGCCTTACCAAGCTCTGCCGAGTAAATAGAACGAAGATCGTAGTGGTTACGAAGCTCGTCAATTTCAGCAATAAGCGTAGAAGACACAAGAAGCTGGTCAATAAAGATTTGCCTTTCGTTGTGCGAGATTTGTGACAAGTAGTCTCCAGTAATAAGAGAATCACCGGGAGTGTGATACCCAGCCGATGCGGTCCCCGTTACTGGGAAGCTTGCCGATTTACCATTACTGATGGAGCGAACCATAGTAAGGTCTTTCATAATGTTGTTCTCGTTGAACGCTGTCAGGATCTCACCTGCAAACACCTTCAAGAACAAGTCCTTATCATCTCCCAGTGTCCTAGAAGTGGCGTTAGCCTTTCCCGGAATGGATGGAATCTGTGCCATAATATATTAGCCTTTCGATTTGGTTGGTTGTTATTGGTTGGTTGGTGTCTTTGGGCTTTATCTTGTTCGTCCTGTGTTATCCACCTCAGTGGGCATAGGTCTACTAGCGATTAAGCTTTATTAGACAAAAGTATTTATTCGTTTTCCAGATCGTTTACGTAATCCAGGATCTCTCCTATAGTTACGCGTTCACTCTCTGAAAAAGCGTGGGCTTGGAGCTTCTCTATGAACTCTGGGAGCCTTGTCGGCTTTACTGTCGCCGCGCACCCACTCATCAATAAGCTCAGAAGAACGCTTGTGGCGCTCAATTTTAGTCTTCTTAACATAAGCCTCTTGGATCTCAAAAAAGAGATCAGCAAGTTTAGGAAACGTAAGGAGTAGCTTAACTATTGAAGCTATCAACTTTACGCTCCCGGCTTGTCTTTCGCCTTGCCGACGTTGAGCGCCAGCCAGTCCACAATCTTATACGCCTTCCCCACCCACGTGTCATCTTTTGGGGTAGGAGTAATAGCAGCAATAAGGGAAGCAAGAGCCACCACAGAGCTAGCAATAGCAATAAGTTCATCCTTGTTTTCTACAAGGTAAGTAACAATGTTCATGGGTATTATAGGATAGAAGACACAGAGAGGCGTTTCTCAACCTCTTCGCGGTAAGCGGGAACCTCTGAGTATCGCCGATCACTCATTGCTCTCTGAAGTTCTTTAGTAGATGAAAAGGGCTTTACAGCATTTCCGCTAGTGGTCCCTTGTTTAAGAGAAGGGGAATTACTTTCGAAGCTATAACGAGCATGCAAACCTTTAATAGCCATGCTCCTCTGCTCTGGAGTTCCTGTTGAAACCGTAGAATTAAAGACATCAATCTCACCTTCACTTAGCGACTCAGAAGCCCAGGAAAGCATGTTGTCGAACTCTTCTTGTCCACCTACAGAGTTGTGAAGCTCAGTGACACTGACCGTTCGCAAAGCCTCTTGTCCTTGTATGTATTCCTCTACATAAGCTTTAGGAAGACCAATGTTCTCAAGAGCTTCGTAAGTGCCCTCACTTAGTTCACCAGCCTGCTCATACTCCAAAGTAGCGTTAGTAATAACTTCTGGCTGTGCGCCTTCAACAGTATTGGTGTTTTTATCTTCCTCAGTGCTTTCTTCGGCTGAAGACAGCTTCTTCTGCAATTCAGCGTAAGCTTTTGCCATGTCCTCTGGAGACTTGAACTTTTCGTCAAGCCACTCAGGACGATCCTCAGCAACTGGGGAATCCTCTTCTTGTGGCTCCTCAACAGACGAACCCGTAGCCTCCGCTTCTTGCATCTCAGCTTGTTGTTCAAGCGTAATGTTCTCTGTTTCCGTGGGCTCGTTAATCACCACTCGTTCTAGTTCTCCCATGTCTTTTATTGTTCCTCAGTTGGTTGGTTTCTCTGTTGTTCGAGAGTGTTATCAGAGACTGCTTTAATAGCGGAAGGTCCCATTTTAGCAAGCATCTGCTCTTGCTGGGCTTGTTGTGCCATCTCCATTTCCATCTGGAGCTGTTCAGGTGACTTAATCAAAGCAGCGGTCTTGATGCCCAGAGATGTGGCCCTTCTCTTAAAGTATTCACCCACGTTTACATACTGGGCTACTGCCTCAGGCCCGACAACTTGAGCGGCTCCTGCAAGAAATAGATCGAGCTTCTGTAGGTCGTTACCCCTACCAAGTGCTTCTACACCAGTAATAATCACAGGAGTAGCAATGTCCTTGGGTAGCTTGGGTAGCTTCTTCTTCTTTGTAAGGGTGGACAGCAGTCTGTTCACAAGAGGAAGCTGAAGCTCCGTAGAAAGAAGCGAGTAAAGACCACCAAGGGAACTCTCAAGCTCCATACTAAGCATCCTTATTTCTTCCGCCGTGACCCTCTCTGCATTCCTTACAACACCACTGGTAAGCAAGAAGCTGTGCCCGAGGCGATCCTTGATGGCAGCAATTGTTTCCTGAGCTACCCTGAAATCGTTAAACTTATTCAGTTGGAGAACAGAGACATCAGCAGCATTACCTTGAGTAATGGTCCCGTTAGGACTTTCTGCTAATGTCCTGGCTCTGGTCGTTCCATTTGGATTAACCAGAAAAAGAACCTTTGCGGCAGCAGCCGAGCCCTCAACAATCGCTCTTGTAAGGCTTTCAAGAGATTGGAGGTCCCCGAGGTATTCCTCAACGTAGCCTCTACCGTAGTCTTCCCCGTCCACCCTACTGAACCGCAAAGGTATAAATGGGCTTTGATCTAGTGGATACGTTCCAGCAGAATCTTGAATAGGGTTTCCATTGATGTCTTGGAACACCCTCCATTTATTCCCGTCGCGACACACAGCGGTATAGAGGTCTACCTCTGCCATAGAGTCGTCGGGGTTTACATCCACCAAAGACTGCATGTTCTCATCAAGAGCCGCGTAGCTCATGCTCTCTTTGGTGGCTATATAAATAACATTACCCATTGAGTCCCTCTCAACCACATAGCGATCAAGGTGGAACACGCGCATGCCTCCTTTATCTGGAAGATACACAAGGGCATTGCCAGTAACAATAAGGTGTTTAAGCGCTTCGTGTAGACCAGTGCGGTATGTCTCCCTGCTGATCTCGTCCATTGTAGCCTCTTCAACTTTCTGAAGGGCCTGCTCAACTTGACTAATAACTTCTGGAGGTGCGCCTTCCTGCTGGAGCCCGTAGGTATCTACGTTGAGCCTGAAGAAAGGGGCGTTGGGAGGCAGGAGTGCTAACAGAAGTTTAGAGGCGAGGTTATTTACTCCCCTTGCCCCAACGCCTTGAAAGGGTGTGTCTAACCTAGATGAAGGACCAAAGCCCTCATCGGGCATAATGTATGGGATAGTAAGCTTAGAAGCCTGTCGGGCTCTGTCTAGATATTGAACCCGCCTTCCCTCAAGGGAGCTATATAGGCTCTTTGCTGTTCCGTTATACATTTATTAAGGGGTGTCAGTTTGCTCAGTCCAGCTAGGACCAGAAAGAATTTCCAGGATCTCTGAGTGGGTATAGGTGTTAGCCGCTGCCAAAGTCCGATTCGTATATCTAGTAGCCATGATTAAGTTGAGTAATAATCTCTAATGTCGGAAACTATGGCGGTGTGGTCAGCGTCCGACAGGGCTGGAGTGATTATCCACTCTGCGAAATGGCATTC